CGGCCTTCCTATATCATGTTTCCTACCTTATCTACATGATAGTGCGGAAGGTTTGGTTGATTGTCTTGCCGAAGTAAACTGGTTGTCCATGATGGGCGGAGGAGTTGGAATTGGAATCGGAATTCGTTCTTCAGATGATAAAAGCGTTGGGGTTATGCCTCATCTTCGTACTTATGACGCTAGTAGTTTGGCATACAGACAGGGGCGGACAAGGCGGGGGTCTTATGCTGCTTATCTTAATATATCTCATCCCGATATTCTTATCTTTTTAGAGATGAGAAAGCCAACAGGCGATCCCAATATGCGTTGTTTAAATCTGCATCATGGTATTAATATTACCGATGACTTTATGCATTTAATTGAGCGCGCTATGATTGATCCAGAGATGGATGATACATGGGAATTAAAAGATCCTCACAATGGCGAAGTTAGAGATACAGTATCAGCAAGAGAATTATGGCAACGCATTCTAGATATGCGTATGCAAACAGGCGAGCCCTATTTACATTTTATCGACAGTAGTAATAGAGCAATGCCTGAGTTCCAAAAGAAGTTGGGACTAAGTATTAAACAATCTAATTTGTGCAGTGAAATTATTTTACCTACGGATAAAGATCGTACTGCGGTATGTTGCTTGTCCTCTTTGAACTTGGAGTATTATGATGATTGGAAAGATGACAAACTTTTTCTTCGGGACGTTGCGGAGATGCTCGATAACGTCTTGCAGTATTTCATTGATAATGCTCCTGACAGCATATCGCGCGCACGATTTAGCGCTAGCCGCGAACGGTCTATTGGTATTGGTGCTCTCGGTTGGCATGCTCTTTTACAAAAGAACAATCTCCCGTGGGAATCAGCATCAGCAACAGGATTGAATCATAAGATATTTGGATACATTCGTAAGGAACTAGATAATGCTAACATTCAATTGGGTAAAGAACGAGGTGAGGCACCTGATGCGGCAGGTACTGGACGCCGTTTCTCTCATATGCTTGCTGTTGCTCCAAACGCTTCTTCTTCTATCATTATGGGCAATACTTCCCCTTCTATTGAGCCCCTTCGTGCGAACGCGTATAGACAAGATACTCTCAGCGGATCATCGTTAAACAAAAACAAATGGTTAGATAAAATTATCAACGACAAATGTGCGGAAAATAGTAAATTAGACTATAATGAAATTTGGTCTAGCATTATTGCAAATGATGGGTCGGTTCAACATCTTGATATCTTAGATGACTGGACAAAGGATGTGTTTAAAACATCCATGGAAATAGATCAGCGTTGGGTAGTACAACACGCTGCTGATAGACAGCAATATATAGATCAGGCACAATCTCTTAATCTATTCTTTAGACCAGATAGTAATATTAAGTATATTCATGCTGTTCACTTTCAAGCGTGGAAACAAGGCCTAAAGACATTATACTATTGCCGTTCTGAAAAGATTGGTAAAGCAGATAAGATATCAAAGAAAATAGAGCGTCAGGTCATGGAAGAGATTGACTTGAAAGCATTAGCAACAGAAGACGTTTGTCTAGCATGTGAAGGATAAAAATGAAAAAAGTAATAAGATTTACAGCATCATGGTGCCAGCCATGTAAAATGTTGGCCAAAACATTAGAAGATGTACAAACCAACTTACCAATTGAGGTTGTTGATATTGATAAAGATTCTGATGTTGCTATTGAGTATGGTATTCGTGGTGTACCTACAATGGTAATGATTGAGGATGGTACTGTATTAAAACGCTTAGTTGGTATGCAGAATACAAAACAATTACAGGAATGGTTTAATGATTAAAAAACTAAAATCGAATCTTGCAGATACACGAGATTCCTTTAAGCCATTTAATTATCCATGGGCATATGATGCCTGGTTGAAGCACGAGCAATCTCATTGGATGCACACCGAAGTACCAATGGTAGAAGATGTTAAAGATTGGAAAAAGAAGCTAAGCGCAGAAGAAAAACAATTCTTAACACACATCTTTAGATTCTTTACTCAAGGTGATATTGATGTTGCTGGCGGATATGTCAACAATTACTTGCCATATTTCCCACAGCCTGAAGTACGCATGATGCTATTGGGATTTGCGGCACGCGAAGCGCTACATATTGCAGCATATTCTCATTTGATTGAGACATTGGGATTGCCTGAGACAATGTATAATGAGTTCTTAGCATATGAAGAAATGAAAGCTAAGCATGATTATGTCTTAAATATATCTCAACAAAACTCTACAAAAGAAAACACAGCAAAACATATTGCTATCTTCTCAGCATTTACGGAAGGCATGCAGTTGTTTAGTTCCTTTATCATGTTGTTAAATTTTCCTCGTCATGGTAAGATGAAAGGGATGGGTCAAATTGTTACTTGGTCTATTGTGGATGAGACTCAACACTGTGAAGGAATGATTAAGTTATTCAGAACATACATACAAGAAAATAACGAGATATGGAACGATGAACTAAAAGGTCAGTTGTATACAATTGCTGAACAAATGGTTATGCTTGAGGATAGATTTATTGATCTGGCATTCGCTATGGGTGCTATGGAGAATTTGTCATCGGCTGATGTCAAACAATATATTCGCTATATTACTGATCGTCGACTTATTAGTCTTGGTCTTAAGGGTATTATGAAAGTTAAAAAGAATCCGTTACCGTGGGTAGAGGAAATGATTAACGCACCAATTCACACTAACTTCTTTGAGAATAGAGCAACCGACTATGCTAAAGCTGCTCAAACTGGTTCTTGGGAAGATGTTTGGGCAAAACAAAAATGAAATCATTTAAAGAAGTAATTGCACCCAGGCATTATGCCGATGGTGCGTTAATATCAGCAAAGCTACCACCTGCGTATGAAAAAGCCAAAGGTGATAAGAATTGTGCCAACTGCGGTGCTTATGTACCTGGCACAAAGTATTGTAAAACTTGGGATGCCAAAGTGCGTCCAGAATATTATTGTAAAAAATGGGTGAAGATAGAAAAATAACCTTTACTGAAAAGCGTAGGGATATTTGCAATAAATGCGAACATCTTACTACTATTATTGGCGCTAAGGTATGCGATAAATGTGGTTGCTCTATATGGGCAAAGACTATGATACCTATTGCTAAATGTCCTATAGGAAAATGGAATGCCGAATAAATTTGATAATGCACATATGCAAGCAGCAGAAAGTTATGCTGCTCTATCTTCAGCTAAACGATTAAAGGTTGGTGCGGTTGTTGAAAAAGATAATAGAATTATATCTATTGGATACAACGGTACTCCTGCTGGATGGGATAATAATTGTGAGAATGAAATATATGAAGAATCACAATATGTAATAGATCCGGGCGGCCCTTGGCATACTATGGGAACATATAGATATGAAACAAAGCAAGAAGTTATTCATGCTGAAATGAATGCTATTGGTAAGCTAGCTCAGTCTAATGAATCGGGTGCGGGTGCTACAATGTATATTACCTATGCACCTTGTTTTGATTGTGCAAAACTTATACATATAGCGGGCATTAAAAAAGTATTTTATAGAAATAGTTATAGAAATACAGATGGTATAGAATTTTTAAATAAATGTAACATTGAAGTGGAGAAAATATGAGTACAAATAAAAAAATTGGTTTGACTTGTTCAACATTTGATCTTTTTCACTCTGGGCATGTCATTATGCTCGAAGAGGCAAAGCGTCAATGCGATTATCTAATTGCAGCGATTCAAGTTGATCCTACGCTTGATAGACAAACTAAAAACAAACCGGTTCAGTCTATTATTGAAAGACAGATTCAAGTATCGGCATGTAAACATGTTGATGAGATTATAGTATATTCGACAGAAAAAGAACTTGAAGACATCTTCATGGCTTTACCTATTGATGTTCGCATCTTGGGCGAGGAATATAAAGATACAGACTATACCGGCAAAGAGATTTGCATGAAACGCGGAATAGAGTTATATTTTAACAAACGAGATCACTTCTTCAGCTCATCTGATTTACGTCAGCGAGTATTTGACGCAGAAGCTAAGAAAAGAGGAGCACAATGGCCAGAAAAATCTATGAATGCGTCGAATGCGATGCAGTCTTCAAGATAAGTCATACACTTGACGAAGATTACTACACAGTAACGAATTGTCCTTTCTGCGGTGCAGAAATGGAAGATAAAGAAGAGGATGACGAAGACTTGTCCTAAATGTGGTACTGTTCATAACAAGCCCGGAACTTTCTGTTCTCGGGCTTGTGCCAATTCCCGACAATGGAATGAAGAACAGAAGAAAGTCTTTTCGGAAAAGCAAGCGGCATATATGAGTCGTGAAGAATCCGAAGAGCATAGATATAAAAAGTCTATACAAACCCAAATGCTACAAAGAGCTGGCATTATGGGTACCGGCGAATTAGCCGAAGATGCTGAAGATATAATGACAAATCCCGATGATTACTTCTTTGTACCCCCTAGGGATGAGGGTGATAACTTTTCGGATGGAAACGACTATTGGGAACCTGTATAAATACTAATTTAATATTGGTATTTAGATGTGGATTTATAAAGAAAAGCCCTTAGAAACTGTTCCAGAAGAAGCTTATGGTTATGTGTACTTGATTACTAATACTGCCACGAATCGGAAGTATATAGGTAAAAAGTTGTTTTGGTTTCGTAGGACAAAGGTTGTTAAGGGCAAGAAGAAACGATTAAAAGTTGAGTCAGATTGGAGAGATTATTGGTCTTCATCTGATGAAGTTAAAGCTGATGTGGAAAAACACGGCGCAGATAGTTTTATACGAGAAATACTGCATATATGCCCTAACAAGGGGTTGTGCAATTATTTAGAAGCAAGAGAACAAATGGATAGACGAGTTTTAGAGACAGAAGATTATTACAACGGCCAGGTGCAATGCCGTGTTCATAAAACCCATATCAAGAATTTAAAGGCATAAGATGCGAATATTAGATGGCTTGCAATTATTAGGTGGAATGAAAATTATCACTACTCCTCCACCGTTACTACCTGTTATAGATTTTGATGCAGCATATTACTCAGCAGTACCTACAGATGGAAATATAGTAGCTGGCACAGGCGCATATGCTATTAGTGTGGCAAATCCTGGAAATAACATTAGCTGGAATAGTGTAAATGGTGGTGTGTTTAGAGTAACTACTGCAAGCAACACAAACTTCTTGGCATTCGGTCCTAATTATAGTGGCGGTGCACAGGCATATACTGTTGGCATGGCATATAAATGGAATGGAACTACCCCAGGTAGATTACTTAATGCTAATTCAGATTCTCCTGATTTCTTAATGGGATTATGGGGTTCAGGTACAGCTCGTATGAATATTGCATTCACTGAGGGATTTATAGGACCAACCGATACTGTAGCAGATACCAATTGGCACTTCATATGGTTTACTTCTACGGGAACAACAGATGCTGAGAAATCTAAAAGTTATATAGCTACCGGTACAGCACCATCTACTACAAATGGTACTGATAACTTTAATAGCGGCTTTAATGGATTGAGATTATTTGGTAGATATGCATCCCCTACTTCTATTTCTGAAGGAGTAGATGCTGATGTAGGATTCGTTAAAGTATGGGATAAAGAATTATCCTTAGCACAAATACAAGAAGAACATGCTAAGTATAAAACAAGATTTGGATATTAAACTATTCTAAGGAAACATAAATGATAGTAGAAAACGTTACATTATCAGGGTTTACGGGTTCAGGAACACCTCTTAGGTTTACATTGGCAGATAATTATGTTCCACCGCCATTGTCAATTGATTATCTTATAGTAGCCGGCGGCGGTGGTGGCGGTAGAGGAGACATTGGCGGTGGTGGCGCAGGCGCAGGTGGATATCTAACTACCATAGGTAGTAGTAAATTTACTCCAACTCTCGGAACACAATATACTATTACAATTGGCGCAGGCGGTGGTTATAATGTAAATGGTACAAATTCCAGTGCATTTGGTTTAACTTCATATGGTGGCGGCAAAGGTGGAAATGGTTTAACCGGCGCCAACGGAGGATCTGGCGGTGCAGGAGCTAAAGGTGTATATCCAGGATCTACTTATATAGACGCACCTAGACAAGGATATGATGGTGGATCTGCAGGAGGATATGGAAGTGGCGGCGGTGCAGGCGGGGCAGGTTCCGGGCTTACTGGAGGCCCAGGTGTATCCAATGATATAACTGGTACTAGCTACACTTATTGTTCAGGTGGGCCTGGATCAAATGGTAGTACATACTACAGCGGGCCGCCGGTTGGAGCATTAACAGGATCGGGTAATTACGGTGACGGGGGATCTGGATTATATAATGTAGGAGCGGGCAATTCAGGTAACGGAATTGTAGTCATTAGATACGGAGACACTTATCCTGCAGCAACAACTACAACAGGAAGCCCTAACTATACAGTATCTGGCGGTTATAGGAGATACGTATTTACTAGTTCAGGCTCAATCACATTCTAAGGAATAGCAAATGATAATAAATAACGTTACAGTATTACCTGGACCAGGAACAGGGACACCATTGACATTTACATTGTCGGCCGCGCCTATTCCACCTAGTGGTCAATCAGAATTTTTAACTGCTGGTACATATTCATGGGTTGCTCCTGTTGGCACAACCTCAGTATCAGTTGTTGCAGTCGGTGGCGGCGGTGGTGGCGGTGCATGGCCGGCGGCACCTTCTGCACCTGGAGGTTCATCTGGCGGGGGAGGTGGTCTAGGTTGGAAAAATAATATTCCTGTAACACCAGGATCTCCTTACACAGTTGTTGTTGGCGCAGCAGGTCTTAGTCAACCGTCTCCTAGTTCTGGAGGCACATCATATTTCATAGGAGCCCCTACTGTTAGCGGCGTAGGCGGCACTGCAGGCAATAACTATCCAGCGGGCCCTACTGCAGGGGGTGCTGGCGGAGGATACGTTGGTGATGGTGGCGGCAACGGTGGTACTGCAGGCACAGGGTTCACTAACTTGGGTTCATATGGTGGTTTTACAGATGGCAAGTCTTGCGGTGGTGGCGGTGGTGCCGGTGGGTATACTGCTCCCGGTGGCGATGGCGGCAGATCTGGTAATCGTAATTCAGCACCCGCAAATGGAGCAACAGGGGCCAACAGCACAGGTGGCGGTGGTGGTGGTGGTGGCGGAGCCGGAGATTATCAATATGACGATGGTAGATTTATTGGCAGCGATAGTGGTAAAGGTGGTGGCGTTGGTATTTACGGCCTTGGCACAAATGGAACAGGTGGCACCGGTGGTTCTGGGGCAACGTACCCTTCGCCTAGCCCAGGCACAGGAACCATAGGGGGTGCTGGTTCGGCCGATCCTACTTCTCCCACTGGATATGGAGGAGGCGGTACCGGCGGTGGATATGGAACCAGATTTGGCGGCGGCTCCACAGGCGCCCCAGGCGTAAACGGCGCAGTTCGTATTATATGGGGTGTGAATAGATCTTATCCAAACACCAATACAGCAAACGTATAAGGAATATCAAATGATAATAAGCGGAGTAAATTTTGGCGGCGGTGGCCCAGCATTTGTAATGGGGTTGGCAGAACCTATAAAAATTCCAGCGCCACCCACAATAGGTACAGCAACTGCTACAGGTGCTACAACTGCAAACGTAACATTTACTGCACCGACTAATAACGGTGGTGCAAATATTACGTCATATACTGCAACAAGTAGTCCAGGTGGAATCACAGGTACATTAAATCAAGCAGGGTCTGGTACTATTACAGTAACCGGATTAACCGCAAGTACAAGTTACACATTTACAGTTACTGCCACAAATTCAGTTGGTACTAGTGCAGCAAGTGAATCAAGTAATAGTACTACTACAGCTTCAGCTACAATTCCTATAACATATTTGGTCGTTGGTGCAAGTGGAGCATCGGGTGGGCCAGGCCGTAGTTATGGCGGCGGCGGCGGATCTGGTGGGGCTTCATATGGCAGTACAAATATTACTACCGGATTGACTGTAACAGTTGGCACTTCAAGCGGCGCATCTACTATGTTAGTTGGTACAGGTTTCACTAGAACTGCATATGGTGGTGGCGGTGGCGCTGCTTCAAATAATAACCCAAATGATCCAGGCTGGCCCGGTTTTGCCGGCGGCGGGGGCGCAGTAGGAGACGGAAATACTGCAACAGGCGGTACAGGGGGTGTGGGTGGCTATTATGCTCCAGGTGGTGCAGGGAGTCCTGGGACATTTAGCGGGGGAGGCGGTGGCGGAGGATCTGGCTCTACAACAATCGGCACAAACATTGCTGGCGGAGCCGGTGGCGCAGGTGGTCAAAGAGATTGGAATTCTTCCTCTTGGAATAATATTGGTACTGATTGGGGTTCAGCAACACCGTATAGTACCGGCCAGGCCGCTAATCCTGGTGTAGCCGCAATACAATATCCTGATTCATATGCAGCCGCATCGAATACAACAGGTTCTGTTACTATAACAACAGCTGGGGGTTACCGAGTATACAGATGGATTAGTCCAGGCACAATCACATTCTAAGGAAAAGAAATGATAATAAGCGGAGTAAACATGGGCGGTTGGACAAGCCCAGGCGGACAATTTACAATGGGGCTTGTTGATAATAATCCTTTATACATTATATCTGCAGCAACTGCAAATGTAAGCGAAGGAAGCAATTTAACTATTAGTGTCAGCGGTAGTAGAATTCCCGATAATACGTATTATTGGACAATAAATTCAAATGCTGGAGATTTTACAGCAAACACTGGATCATTTGCAATTGCAAATAATTCAGGATCATTTAACATACTGCCTACTGCTGATTTGACAACTGAGGGTGCAGAAACATTCACCTTATCAATTAGAACAGGCAGCACAAGTGGTACTGTTGTAGCAACAACTTCTTCATTAACTATAAGTGATACGAGTACAACTCCTGTAGTTACCCCGTTTGAATATTTGGTCGTTGCTGGCGGTGGAGGCGGTGGTGGAAGATCAAACGCTAACCAATATAGCGCTTCTGGAGGTGGGGGCGCAGGTGGCCTATTATCTGGCAATATCAATGCATCGCCGGGTGTGGCATTTACAGTAACAGTTGGTACCGGAGGCGCAGGTGGCGCAGGCAATCCAAGTCCCACTGGTACAGGATACCAAGGTACCGCAAGTAGTATTACTGCAACAGGATTAACAACAATATATGCGTACGGTGGGGGAGCTGGTGGTGGAGGAAACCAAACAGCAGGCACAGCAGGTGGCGATGGTGGATCTGGAGGCGGTATGGGCCCAGCATTTAACTATAACAGAATTTACTCTGGCGGTAAAGGTGTATATCCAGGATCTCCGTATAACCCAGGGCCAAGACAAGGATATGATGGTGGCAATGATTCTCCTCCCTCGGGCACTCCTAGCTATACAGGGTATGGCGGAGGTGGCGGTGGTGGAGCTGGTGGCGCAGGTAGTTATGGTTTCAATTATGGTGGTTCAGGTGGCCCAGGTATAGAATGGCCAACTGGTTCAGCTGTATACTATGCGGGTGGGGGTGGCGGTGGCTCCTTCTCCAACTATGGCGTTGGTTATGCAGGTGGTGGTGGTGGTGGCCAAGGTGGTGGTGGCCCTGGAAACGGGCCGGGCAATGGGGTAGGAACTCCTGGTACTACTAATACAGGCGGAGGTGGAGGTGGCGCCGGAGTTGCTGCTCCTCAACCATATGGATCTTTTAGTGGTGGCACTGGCGGTCCAGGCATTGTAGTTATTAGATATCCTGATTCATATGCAGCTGCTTCAAATACAGTAGGCACACCCGTTGTAGTGGTGGCAGCGGGATATAGAAATTATACCTTTAATTCATCTGGCTCAATTACATTCTAAGGAATAACAAAATGTTAATAAGCGGAGTAAACATAGGTGGCGGAACACCTGGCGCATTCGTTAGTTGGTCAATGGGAGAGCCGAAAAAAATTCCAGCACCACCTACAATAGGTACAGCAACTGCTACGGGTGCTACAACAGCTAATGTCACATTCACTGCACCGATTAATGATGGAGGCGCAACCATTACATCATATACCGCAACAAGTACTCCGGGAAATGTTACGGCCACACTAAATCAAGCAGGATCTGGTACTATTAGTGTCACAGGATTAACACAAAGTACCAGTTATACATTTACAGTGACTGCTACAAATTCAGCAGGAACAAGTGCGGCAAGTGCACCAAGTAATAGTACTACTACAAGCGCTTTAAGTGTAACAGTATCATATTTGGTAGTTGCAGGCGGTGGTGGTGGCGGCGGTTCAGGCAATTATAACGGGTATGTTGCAGCTGGTGGCGGTGGTGCGGGTGGCGCATTAACTGGAACTATTAATGCAAGTTTTGGCGTAGCTCATACAATTTCAATCGGTGGAGGTGGAGGTGGCGGGCCGCCTTCTGGAGCAGGTAGTTCAGGTGCTCAGAGTACAGTTTCTGCAACAGGTTTAACAACTATAACTACATATGGTGGCGGTTCTGGCGGTCTCGGTGACAATAGCGGCTGGCCTGGAGGAAATGGGGGCTCAGGCGGCGGTGCAGGTGATAGTGCATATAATAAAAATTATACTGGCGGTAAAGGTGTATACCCAGGATCTCCGTATAATCCAGGACCAAGACAAGGGTATGACGGTGGTAATCAAACAGCACCCGGCGCCAATAATTATTGTGGTGGCGGGGGTGGCGGTGGTGCTGGCGGCGCAGGCAGTACAGGTAGTAGTGGATACGGTGGCCCAGGTGGCCCAGGTATAGAATGGCCAACTAGTTCGGCTACATACTATGGAGGCGGTGGCGGCGGTGGTTCATGGGCCTCTAGCGGTGGCGGTGGTGGACAAGGTGGTGGCGGCGCTGGCGGTAATGACGGAAATATGTGGGTTGGTGCAGACGGCAGTGCAGGCGGTCCGGGTACAGGCGGTGGCGGAGGTGGTGCACTTTACAATGGTAATGCACCGTCTGGTAGCCGAGTTGCCAAATCAGGTGGCGCTGGTGGTGGCGGTGTTGTAATAATGAGATATCCTACTGCAATAGGTGCTGCTAGTTCGACAACCGGAGTAGCTCCAGGATATCCTCTGATAGATGGCGCGGATAGAGTATACAAATGGACTTCATCTGGTTCAATCACATTCTAAGGAAAACAAAATGATAGTAGACGGAGTAAATATAATTAGCGGTGCCGGCCCATACGTTGGTTGGGATATGGGGGATGCGCCTGCCGCGGCCACTAGCACTACAAAAGCTATATTTGGGTATGGATATGGTAATAGTGGTTCTTCAATAACCAACCTAGTATCAAATACTGGAGTAGTAGCTACTGACACAACTGGCGTTGGCACTGCTAGATATTATTTAGCGGCCGCAGGTTATGGCACTGATAAAGCTATTTTTGGATATGGAACTACCGGCACAAATACAGCAATAACCAACCTAGTATCAAATACTGGAGTAGTAGCTACTGACACAACTGGTGTCGGTACTGCTAGACAATTATTAGCGGCCGCTGGTTATGGCACTGATAAAGCTATTTTTGGATATGGATATAATACTGTTCCTGCTAATACTGCAGTTACTAACCTAGTGTCAAACACCGGTGTTGTAGCTACTGATACAACTGGTGTCGGTACTGTTAGAAATGGGCTAGCCGCCGCAGGTTACGGGACAGACAAAGCTATTTTTGGATATGGATTTAACAGTCCTACTTTGTATTCCCTGACTAATTTAGTATCAAACACCGGAGTAGTGGCCACAGATACTACTGGGGTTGGTACTGCTAGACAAGGTCTAGCAGCCGCTGGTTATGGCACTGATAAAGCTATTTTTGGATACGGAAATGCTGGGTCAAATACATCCGTAACCAACGTAGTATCAAACACAGGTGTTGTTGCTACCGACACAACAGGCGTTGGTACTGCTAGACAATATCTTGCTGCCGCTGGATATGGTACTGATAAAGCAATATTTGGATATGGGTATATTAGCGGTAGCTTATCAATGACAAACTTAGTAAATAATACAGGTGTTGTTGCTACCGACACAACAGGTGTGGGTACTGCTAGATACACTTTGGCGGCAGCCGGATATTCAACAACATAAATTTTTTAAAAAGGAAAACAAAATGATAGAAAACACAACTCCTCCAACAGCTGAGGAAATTGCACAAGCAAGAGAAAACGCATTTAATGCAGAGCATCCAGCTTCATGGACATGGGATGAGGCAGCAACTACATATGTTGCGCCTGTTGCTCCTCCAACTGATGGCTTTCCATACCTATGGGATGATGCTACAGTAAGCTGGGTTCCATTCCCAGATTATCCTAGAGAGTAAATCTCAACCTATAAATATAATTTTAAACATCGTTATGAGGAATCATTATGGCTTCAAATCTAAATTCAGAATTTAATTATCGTTATCAAGTTATTGGTAACACACCGTGGGAAAAATTAAAAACACTACAGGGGTTTTTAGTTGGAAGAAACAGAGCAGCAGTACTTGAAGAAGTAGCAGCACTAAAGTATCAAGCAAAACTTGAAGAACTAAAGCACCTTAAAACAGTACCGGCGTTGCCACATATTATTCTTAATCTGCAAGCTGAAATTATTGAGTTGGAATCTCATTTGGACGATCAAAAGCATGCGTTTGATCTTAACCGTAAAGAGATTAAAATACTTGAAAAGATTATGGCAGAGATCTATGCTGAGGTAGAACCAACTAGATTAAAGCATGAAGATGGTACGCCATATACAGATGATGAGATGTTTGAGGCCAATGCCAATTATGAGTTTACTGTTATGGTTGGTCGTGAGATACAATCCGAAATCATTGCAATGGGTAGACCTAGCCCTGCTAAGCTACTTAATGCAATGAGTAATCCACAAACACTAGAAGCACTTAAGATGGTTGGACTTGTTCCTAAAGAAACAGTATTGTTAGAGCAGAAAGATATTATGCTACAACTTTCTAATCAGACAACACCCGCACTTGAAACAAAACAAGAGAAACCATCTACAGTGGTATCCATAAAGAAAAAGAAAAAATGATCATAAGCGGAGTAGATATAGGTGGGGGCCTCGGCCCATATGCTGTTTGGCCTACAGGGGAGGATATTCCTTCTACCCAGGTTACACCTACGGTAGAATATCTTGTAGTTGCTGGTGGTGGGGGTGGCGGTGGTACTAGTGGTGACCAAATTGGTTCTGGTGGCGGTGGCGCTGGTGGATATAGAACTGCAACAGGCTTTGCGGTGTCTTCGGGAATTGAAATTACAGTAACTGTTGGTGCCGGCGGCAATGGTGGCAGCGCTACCGCTGCAGGAAGTGGCACTGCAGGGAGTGATTCTGTATTCTCGTCTATAACCTCAATCGGAGGGGGTTTTGGAGCGGCTAAAGATTCTGGCGGACTTAATGTGGGGCAGGCCGGTAGTGGTGGCGCCGGCGGTGGTGGTGCTAGAAAAATAGGGGTAGCCAACTACGGAAATGGAACTGCGGGACAGGGTAGTAGGGGCGGTGCTTCTAATGATGACGGCGGTGGTGGCGGCGGTGGTGCTTATACAGTAGGCGCGGATGGAAACAGCACCAGAAATGGCGGCGCCGGCGGTAGTGGAATAGCATCTTCAGTTACGGGTTCAAGCATTACTCGCGCCGGAGGCGGTGGAGGTGGTTTCCGAGCAAGTACTGGCGGTACTGCAGGTGCAGGTGGTGATGGTGGCGGTGGTGCTGGAAATTCTACTAATGGTTCTAATAATACCGGCGGTGGCGGTGGAGGTGCTAATGGTTCTAGCGCCTCTGTTGGTGGATCTGGAGGTTCTGGCATTGTAATTGTTAGTTATGCAAACACATACGCAACCGCTACTGCAACAACCGGCAATCCCAATGTGATATTATCCGGCGGAAACATAATTTACAGATTCTGGCAATCAGGGTCAATAACATTCTAAGGAAAAAAATGATTCTAAGCGGAATATCTATTAGCGGGGGAACACCTGGCACTGTTATGACATTTCTTGCAGAACCCACACCATTGTATATTGCAACTGCAGCAACTGCAAATGTAAGTGAAGGAAGCAATTTAACTATTACTGTTTCCGGTAGTTATATTCCGGATGGAACATATTATTGGACAGTAAATAATATCACATCAAATACATTAGATTTTACATCTAATATTGTATCGGGTTCATTTGCAATTGCAAACAACACTGGTTCATTTACAGTAACAGCACTAGCTGATGTGACAACAGAAGGTGCAGAGACATTTACGGTATCAATTAGAACAGGTAGTACAAGTGGTACTGTTGTAGCAACAACTTCTTCCTTGACAATAAGTGATACAAGTTTAACACCTACAGCAGTTTCAGTAACTTATTTAATAATTGGCGGCGGTGGTGCTGGCTACCCTGCCGGTGGCGGTAATGGTGCAGGAGGCGGTGGTGCTGGCGGAGCATTTGAAGGAACAACGTCGCTTAATCCTGGAACAACATACACAATTCTAGTTGGTGCAGGCGGCGCTGTTACTGGTACAACCGGCACCAAAGGATTTAATAGTAATATTTCAGGATCCGGGTTAACAACTATACAAGCAATTGGTGGTGGCCATGGTGGTAGTGGGCCTGGTGGTAGTGGTGGCGGCGGATATGCGACTACAGGCGGAACAGGAACACCCGGACAGGGAAATCCTGGAGGATATGGTTATTATGGAGGTGGCGGTGGCGGTGGCGGTGGCGGCACAGGTGGTGATGCTGTTGCTCCATACGGACCTACACACCCAGAAGGCGGTGGCTCGGGCGGCCCCGGTTATCCTGGGTCAATTTATGCACCAGGATCTACTTTTGCAGGTGGCGGTGGCGGTGGCGGATCGATGTGGACCCCACAAGGTGTAGCAGGCCCAGGCGGAGCAGGTGGTCCAGGTGGCGGTGGCGCAGGCGCTAATCCGTCTCCGGCCGGCGCTACTGCTGGCGCTGCGGGTGCAACCAACACTGGCAGCGGCGGCGGTGGTGGTAATGGTGGTCCGGGTTTTAGCCCAAGTCCAACCGCATGGCAAGGTGGCGCAGGCGGCTCTGGCAGAGTTATGCTTGCAATTCCGACACCAGCATATCCAGGGTCTGCACCTGGAGCATCAGTTTCAACTCCCGCGAATGCTCCCGGAAAAACGGTACTAACATTCACAAGTTCCGGTACACTAACACTCTAAGGAAAAACAAAAATGATTATAACTGGAATATCTATTAGCGGTGGAACACCCGGCACTTATATGACAATGATAACGGGAGATAGTACTCCGTTATACGTTGCAACTGCAGCTGCAGCAAATATAAATGAAGGAAGTGCTCTAACTATAAATGTAGGCGGAAGCTCTATTCCAAATGGTACTTATTATTGGACAATAAATTCAAATGCTGGAGATTTTGCAGCCAATACTGGATCATTTTCAATTACAAACAATACTGGTTCATTTACCATAACACCGACGGCAGATGATACAACAGAAGGTGCAGAAACATTTACCTTATCAATTAGAACAGGTAGTGAAAGTGGTCCAGTAGTAGCAACCACATCGTCATTAACTATCAATGATACCAGTACAACTCCTGCAGGAAACAAAGCTATATTTGGATATGGATATAATGGTAGTGACTTATCGATGACCAACTTAGTATCAAGCGCGGGCGTAGTTGCTACAGATATTGCCGGTGTAGGTACTGCTAGGTGGAACCTAGCAGCCGCCGGGTACGGTACGGATAAAGGAATATTTGGATATGGGAAAACAAGTGCAGCAGCATTATCGCTAACCAACAAAGTATCAAACACAGGTGTTGTTGCTACAGATACGACTGGTGTTGGAACTGCAAGAATGGCACTAGCAGCCGCAGGTTATGGTGCTGATAAAGCTATCTTTGGATATGGGTGTGATAGTAATTATTCTAATGAGACGTCGTTGACAAATCTAGTATCAAACACAGGTGTTGTTGCTACAGATACAACAGGTGTTGGTTCTGTTAGCCGTGGATTGGCGGCCGCCCGTTACGGTACGGATAAAGCAATATTTGGATATGGGTATTTCAGTGGATACGGAATATACACAAAAACAAATCGAGTAAGTAACACCGGGGTTGTAGCTACTGATACTACAGGCGTTGGTACCGCTAGAATGAATTTGGCGGCCGCGGGTTATGGTACTGATAAAGCTATTTTTGGATATGGTTGGAATGGTGGTGCGGTTCAGTCAATGACCAATCAAGTATCAAACACAGGCGTTGTTGGCAATGATGTTACAGGAGTCGGTACTGCAAGAATTAATTTAACGGCCGCGACATATGGCTCAGATAAAGCAATATTTGGATATGGTGAGAATAATGGTGGCACCAAATATTCAATTACCAATTTAGTATCTAATACAGGTGCTGTGGCTACAGATACTACAGGTGTAGGTACTGGTAGACAACAACTAGCAGCTTCAAGTTATTCGTCATAACATTCTAAGGAAAAATAAAAATGATTATAAGCGGAATATCAATGGGCGGCGGAACACCCGGCACTTATATGACAATGGCAGTATGGGATTTGCCTCCTCCTCCGGGCGGCAATAAAGCTATATTTGGATATGGTATGGCTGTTAGTTATACTCGCACTGCAATAACTAACCTAGTTTCCAATACAGGTATCGTTGCCATTGATACAACAGGTGTTGGTCAAATTAGATACGGACTGGCTGCCGCAGGTTATGGCACAGATAAGGCTATATTTGGATATGGGATTGAGTCTTCTACTAAATTTTCAATGACCAATCTTGTATCAAATGCAGGAGTAGTCGCTACTGATACTACAGGGGTTGGTACTGCTAGGTTCTATCTTGCGGCCGCAGGCTATGGTACTGATAAAGCTATATTTGGATATGGTAACAGCGCAGCTGGTGACGTATCTACAACAAATAAAGTATCAAATACTGGCACAGTTGCTACAGATACAACAGGGGTAGGTACTGCTAGATACGTTTTAGCAGCAGCTGGATATGGAACTGATAAAGCTATTTTTGGATATGGTGGCTACGACGTCACATCTATAACCAACCTAGTATCAAATACTGGCGTAGTTGCTACAAATACAACAGGGGTAGGTACTGCAAGACGTTTTTTGGCTGCCGCAGGTTACGGTACCGATAAAGCTATCTTTGGATATGGTGAAAATAGTTCCGGTACTCCGTTATCAATGACCAATCTCGTATCAAATACAGGTGTTGTAGCAACTGATACAACTGGTGTAGGTACAGCTAGATTAGAGCTAGCTGCCGCAGGTTACGGTACCGATAAAGCTATCTTTGGATATGGTACTCTTAGTACCCCCGGCGTATTATCAATGACCAATCTAGTATCAAACACAGGTGTTGTAGCAACTGATACAACTGGTGTTGGTACTGCTAGATATGGTTTAGCAGCCGCAAGCTACGGTTAACCCAATGAGTATACTTGAAATTATAATCCTTGCATTTGTGGTGCATATACTATTGAACTTTATTTTCTTCAGAAGAAAGCAAGCAATACTACAGTATAGATTACAGACAGCAATAGACCAAATTCAAAAGAACACAGTAATATGTTCAATTGAATTGTATGATGGCTTGATATATCTATGGGAAGATGAAACTAAAAAGTTTATAACCCAAGGTGCTACGATTGAAGAACTAAAGGATAATTGCTTGAAGTATTATCCCGATACAGCATTTGTAATTGCTGGAGACGAGTTTACGGTTGCGGATGAACAATCTGTAAAACAACCATAGCAATTGTAATTGCACTCACTAGAAAATAATATAAAGCTGATTTAACCATAAAATCTATCTTTAATTGCCTTGATTGCTTTGACTTTAGATGCCTGTGCTATAGTAACCGTAAATGATGTAGCTGCATGATGTGTATCTGATTGTTCCACAGCATCAACGCATTCGGCAACGATTAGTTCAACAAAATCCTCAAGTGATTTGGTATAATCGCAAGACCAATCAATGCCGTCTCCGATTTCAGTCTCATCCCAAAATATAAAGCCAGCTTCTTTAGCAAGCTCTTCAGTTAGTTTATTCATTTAAAATTTCATCCTATCTTTTTTATGTTTAACACTGTCAAGTATACCAACAGTTTTAAGTAAATCATCTTTGTATAGAATAGCAATACCATTGCCCTTCTCATACCAATCTTCAATATTGGAAACTCTATCATCGATTAAGATGTCTCCGGGTTTGCACCATTTCCATTTATCAGTACTGAACGGACCAAAGTTGACTTTGTACGTTGGAAAGTATTTTTTAATCCAACGCGTCTTATCATCTTCAGCTTCCGGCATCGTTGTCTTGCTGGGCAACGCAGTTAAAAACTCTACATTGTAATTCGGCACAATGCTTGAGCAATAACCCACAAGCGATGTAGCATTAGCAAGTAATGGCAAACGCCAGTACAAATCACCAATGGCGGTTAGCTCAGCCCATTCTGATTTTGTAATTGTTCTGTCTGTCCAATGCACAGACCTGCCGAGCTGTTTGCTGACATAGCCATCAAAATCAGCAACGACTCCATCCATATCAATGTATATTGTATTACGCATATCGGTCAAAGTTCATTCCAACAAATAATAATCTTTTATAATCATAATACTCTTGCCGTTTATCGTGCGCAGTATATAGATTCAATTCTTCTAGTTCTTTTTTACGCAAATAGTTTATATTTGCTTGTATATTCGCATCTACTTTTTCTAAACGCTGTTTATTATGTGCATCTGATCTAAACGCATCTAATCGTTTAATATCATCGATTTGTCTGTCCACACGATCGTGTTTAACATTATAATCTATAATAGGTTTAGGAATATTATTAACAATCATAGTGTTAAATCTTTTCTATAATAATAAACAAATAGTTTTAGATAGTAATCGAATAACGCTGGATAATGGACCGGCGAGGGGAGATTATCCCCGAATGCTTCGCGCATTTGATTAGCAATTAATTCTATTTCCGTATCAGACATTTATTAAACGCCTCATTATATGTTCTTCTATGTTCTTCAATATCTAAATCTATTTTAGTATCCTTTATCTTAGCAATAACAGGATGCATTAACTTTGCGGTTAACGATTTAGACATAGTTTCTAATACAACATCTATATCTTTACCAGATTTAATATCTTTAAGGGCAGCATTTAATGCTTTTAATCTAGCTTCTTCTGCCCAGTCATTATTCATTTAAAATAGTGTTTCAATGTCAAGAGTTTATTCTCATACTCTGACATCTTAGCAATCTCATTATCAAATGCTTGAGTGATATTTTCACCTAATCCAATACTAACTACATGATTAAGAATCACCTCTGCATTGATTCGATGTTGCTCGATTTTTGTCTCATAATGACGTCGAGTAACATCAATAATCTCTGTTCTAAAATCCATATTGTTCCTTGTGAATCTTTATATTATAACGCATCTAGCTAAGTATGTCAATACCATTATGACAACGCATAATTCAATTGATACTACAATGGATAAGAATATCCAATCAGCTTTATTTAAATCGTACCACATCTTTGTGCTTGGTTATAATAATGCGATGTATTTTGTCTTCAAATCTAATAGGCAAATCTAAATGCACAGTAATCTCAGGTCCGTCAATAAGATTAACCAAGCGATCATTACCTACACTACCGACAAATGGTATGCCATTCCACAATCCCATTATCCTGTCGCCTAAATCGTAAGTATGTTTATAACCAACAGCATTAAACCAATCCGATTGTCTTCCCATTATACTAACCTTTAAGCATATATTTTTTTAATACATCTTTTGCTTCAGATATATCCTTTACAGGAGTTTCTAATTGATGCATCATGTCAATTGCACGTTTTGCCTTAAATAGACTTAATGCATAATCATAATCATCTGGCGTTGCACGCAAACACCATTGTTCAAATTCTTCATTGGAAGCATTCATTAAGAACTGTAAGTTATTTATATCGCGATTATCCATAATCTGTTTCTTTCTCCATCCGCTTTTTTTCATGATTAATGTGAATTCAATGTTGGCGCCAACTCACCTATTAGCGATCTTTCCAAAGCGTGTGCTTCACGCTTGCCCCTGATGACAGCAAGTTCCTGTGCAACAAACGCTGAGACCCCGTAGGACCTGATAGCGTCGCATAACGCCCAGGACTTATGCTCAGTCAATGCTCGTCTAATGTGCTTTTGTACGCGTATTTTAAGGTCTCTTTTTCTGAAACCCTGAGTAATACCAATATAAAAGTCGCCTGTCTCGACGTTAGTCAGACAGTAGACAATGTGCTTACGATCAATGCGTTTTTTTCTAATCATGTCATAATTATAACATCTTTTAGTATCCGTGTCAACCGTAAGGGTATTCAAAAGACCATGATATGATAAGGGTTTTCGGTTGACAGATAGTGCAAAATGTGCTATAATTGGGACATGAACACAAGAAAACAGTCAAATAATGCAAATGCAAATAATGTGCAAATGCAAAAGACCCGGCGTAGTAAAGGGTCTTTGCTTGACGAAGTGTCCAAAAGCATTTATAATAATGACATTGTAGCGCAAAACACAGGAGCTAATATGCGTGTAAAAGTAACATTTAACAAAGCTAAGAATCGTTTCGAGGGCTTTGTTGACGGCAAAATGGTCTCAAGATCACGTCACGAATCATATGTGCGCGACCAGATTGCTAAGCTGGGTTTGCAAGTTGAATTGACCAGCGGCGCTGTTAACACACAACCCAAGGTTGACGAGTTTGGTATCAACAAGCGTTTTGCATTTGTTGAACAAATGGTGACGATGGTTGCTAAGAAAACTATTGCATCTGCTATTATCACAGGTCAAGGTGGCTTGGGAAAGACTCATACTGTTTTGAAATCACTCAAAGCACAGAACTTGATTGACACTACAGATGTAGCATCATTCGAAGAAGGTGAGCGCATTAATACTAGTAAGTCATATCGTGTTGTGAAAGGTTACAGCACAGCAAAGGGTTTGTATCGCACATTGTTCGAAGGCAACGGCCAAGTGTTAGTGTTTGACGACTGCGATAGCGTACTCAAAGACCCAGTTGCGCTTAACTTACTCAAGGGTGCGTTAGATTCATACGGCGAACGCTGGATCAATTGGAATGCAGATATGAAAGATGACGATCTGCCCAGGAATTTCAAGTTTACTGGTAGCATTGTGTTTATCAGTAATATGGATCTTGATCGTGTAGACCAAGCTGTTAAGTCTCGTGCTATGTGCGTTGACTTGAGCATGACACAAGATCAAAAGATCGAGCGTATGGAAGTATTGATTAATGACGAAGCATTTATGCCAGAGTTTGAAACATCGCATAAAGCTGACGCAATTGCGTTTATTCGTAGCATTAGCAACAGCATTGAGAATTTGAGTTTACGCTCATTAATCTCAACGACCAAGATTCGCGCTGAAGGTGGCGACTGGAAGAATCTGGCGAAATATGTTTTGACACAAGGTGCTTGATATGACGACATATAATCAAAATATATCTAAGAAAATACATAATCTAAAGGATTTAGAATTTAGAAAGAGTGTGAATGGGCATGATTATATCGTAATGCCTAGCAGTTATACTGAAGGTATATTCCCATTATATGTGCAAGTTCAGTCACATAAGACAGGCAAAATAGTACGATTTAATCATATTAAACCAGAGCATCCCAGATACGATGAAGATGGCTGGGATGGAGAACAAGCAATATATCAACCTGCGGATTTATCTGCGGTTAACAACAGTAATTTACTATTAGTGGTTCATCATGAATAAGTTAATAAGAGATAATAAAGTAGCAGTATTATATTCACCAGATTTTGGGTCTGGGTGGTATACTTGGAATAATCAATATCCCGAGATATTATTTGATCCTTTTATCGTCAAAATGGTAGAGGATAATACTAGTTATGAAACTATTCTATTATATTGCGAAGAGAAATATCCCAAAGGATATTATGGTGGAGCTGATGATTTACAGATAGCTTGGATTGAGGTTAATCGAGAATTTAGAATCGATGAATATGATGGCGCGGAATCTATTATATTCAGAGATAATGACGCTGAATGGATCAAGGCCTAGTGTGCATTTTAACATCGTTCAAGTGTTCTGTCAAGCGTTTTATAGTACCCATACAAGTTGCTAGGGAATGCTTGACGACTTGTCCAAAATGTGCTATAATAGAGTCATAGTAAGAAGGAAATATATGAAATTAGTAATATCAACTCAAGTATATGAAAATTATGGCGCACATGATTGGGACGGCACCGGCGAGTGTCCTCAATACTGGAAAGCTAAGGGCGGTAGCGATTACGTTATCAAGCGTTTCAAAGGTGGCGATGAGGAAGCTGTCAAAGCAATCTTTTGTTTACGTCCAAAGATCGAGAGCGATGACGAGTTTTATCGTGAGTATATCCTGAGCTGGAACATTGTCGGTGACGACTACTTGACAGAGTTCGAGCAGTCACAGCTTGACTATGAGGGTAAGATTCGTTTCCCAGCAAAAGAGTTGGCTTGGTAAGGAGAAAATATGCGTACAAAGACATTGGTC